ACCTGACCCCGTGTACGGGTTCCCTAGGCCGCTGACCTGCGGAGATGCCGAACGGGCCTCGCCTCCTTCCGCCTCCTCCAGTCGGTCGCATTTCGGTAACGGTGCAGGTGGGGAGCCTGTATCCGTAACGCACGATGGGTAGACTGGCAGCATGACGACGACCGCTCTCCGCCCCGCGTGCACTCGCTGCGCCGGGCCGCTGCCGCTTCGGGCTCGGGCGGACGCGCAGTTCTGCTCGTCCGCGTGCCGTCAGGCCGCGTACCGTGCGCGGCGAGCGGCGGAGCGGTCGCGGGTGGAGGCGGAGCAGGCGGCGCGGGTGCCGTCCGAGCTGCGGGCGCGTGCCCGGTGGGTGCGGTACTCGGCGCGGAAGGTGCCCCTGCGGGTGGACGGCCGGTTCGCGGCCGTGGACGACCCGTCTTCGTGGTCGGACTACTCGGCTGCCGCGCGGTCGACTGCGGGCGAGGGCGTGGGCTTCGTCCTGACGGCCTCGGACCGGGTCGTCGTAGTGGACCTGGATCACGCGGTGGAGCGCGGCCGGGTGCTGCCGTGGGCGCAGCGGATCGTGGACGCGCTGCCCCCGACGTACATGGAGCGCGGCCGGTCCGGCTCGGGCCTGCACTTGTGGTTCCGCGGTTCGGTTGCGGCCGGGCGCCGGTGGCGCCGCGGCGAGTTGGCGGTCGAGGTGTATTCGGACCGCCGCTACATGATCGTGGGCGACCGGGTCTCCGGTACGCCTCTCAGCCTTGCCGAGCTGCCGGATGCGGCGGATCGGATCGCCTCGCTGGTCTGACGCCCCGGAGGCGTCTCCGGGCGGGGCTCGTTTACCCGCCCGGCGCCCTGGTGGCGCCCTGGACCCTGGAGGTCGACGTGGGCGCTCATGGACCTATCCCGAAGCGCAGCGAGGAGCGGCGCCGCCGCAACAAGGGCGACGGGCCGGCGGTCGTGCAGGCCGCGTCGGGCCCGCCGGAGGATCTGCCGGACCTGCCCGAGCCTGACCCGCTGTGGCACCCGATCGCGACGGACTTCTACCTGTCGCTGAGGGAGTCCGGCCAAGCCAGCTTCTACCAGCCGTCGGACTGGGCTGTCGCCCGGTACGTCACCGAGTTGATGTCGCGGGGCCTGTCGTCGGACCGGCCGCCGAACGGCCAGTACGTGGCGGCGCTCAACAGCGCGATGTCGTCCCTGTTGGCGACCGAGGGAGATCGGCGCCGGGCCCGGATCGAGCTGGAGCGGAAGAAGCCGACGCCGACGCTGGCGTCGGTGAGCCCGTTGGACTCGTACCGTGACCTGGCGGGGGGCTGACGTGCTGAAGTACGTGGTCTGCGCGGGGCGCAGCGAAGAGGCACGCGCGTGGGCCCGGTCGCACGGTGTCCCACAGTGCCAGTGCATCTACGCCGGTTCGGTACGGAAGCTGGACGGCCTCCGAGACTTCGCGGTGGTACGGCTACGGAGCTTCTTCGACCGTCGCGACCGCGATGAGATCGAGGCGGTCCTGCGGCGCTGCGAGATGAAGACGCCGTCACCCCTGGTCGGTAGTCGTGGCGACGGAGACTGAGGCGCCGACCCCTGAGGTTCCTGCGGTTGTCGAGCCATCGATCATCGGCCCGACGTGGCGCCGAGGCGCCGACGGCCGGTTCGTTCTCCCGGAGTACACGCTGGGCTGGCACGCGCTCGCGTGGACGCGGACGTACCTCCAGCACTACGTGGGTAGGCCCTGGCAGTACACGCCGGAGCAGGCCCGCCTGACGCTGTGGTGGTACGCGCTCGACCCGGCGACGAACCGCTTCCTGTGGCGCGACGGCGTGATCCAGCGTTTGAAGGGCTGGGGCAAGGACCCGCTGATCGCCACTTGGTCGGCGTTTGAGTTCGTCGGCCCGTGCCGGTTTGGCACGGTCGCGGAGGAGGGCAACCCCTGGGGCGTCCCGCCAGGGCAGCCGCTGGGTATGCAGCATCCGGCAGCGTGGGTGCAGATCGCGGCGGTGTCGCAGGACCAGACGCGGAACACGATGACGCTCTTCCCGTCGATCTTCACGAAGCGGGCGATCGAGGAGTACCGGATCGATCTCGGCAAGGAGATCATCTACGCCGACAAGGGCCGGGCGCGGATCGAGGCCGTCACCTCCTCGCCGCGCGCGCTGGAGGGCGGGCGCCCGACGGCCGTGAACCTCGGCGAGACCCACCACTGGCTGGAGTCGAATCAGGGCCACGAGATGGCCGCGGTCATCGAGCGCAACGCCACCAAGAGCGCAGACGGCCAGTCGCGGACGCTGGCGAACACGAACGCCTACGAGCCCGGCGAGGACTCGGTGGCGGAGCGGACGCGCGAGGCGTTCGAGTCGGCAGAGGCCGGTCGGAGCGCGGACACGGGCCTCTTCTACGACAGCCTGGAGGCGCCGGCCGAGGCGCTGCTGACGGAGGAGTGGATCGAGCCGACACTGCGGGCGGTGCGCGGGGATTCGATCTGGCTGGACATCGAGCGGTTGAAGGCGTCGATCCTCGACGTGCGCAACCCGCCGAGTCGTAGCCGTCGGTTCTGGTTCAACCAGGTCATCGCGGCCGAGGACGCCTTCCTCGCGCCTTACGAGTGGGACGCCTGCCCGCACGAGGGGATCGAACTCGCCGCCGGTGATGAGCTGGCGCTGTTCTTTGACGGGTCGAAGTCCGACGACGCGACTGGTCTGGTGGCCTCGCGTCTGTCGGACGGGCACCTGGTGAAGCTCGGGGTGTGGCAGCGGCCCGCAGGCTGGCCTGAGAACCGCCCGTGGCGGGTTCCTCGCGAGGAGGTGGACGGCGTGGTCGAGCAGACCTTCCACCGCTTCAAGCCCGTCGCGTTCTTCGCGGACCCGGGCGCTGGGCAGGACGATGCGGACGGCGAACGGTACTGGGACGGCTACATCGACGCGTGGGCTCAGCGGTACGGGAAGCGGCTCAAGCTCAAGGCCGTGACTTCGGGCGCGCGAGCGCACGCGGTCCTGTGGGACATGCGCGACCCGCGCAACCAGCAGACGTTCACGGAGGGCGTGGACCGCTTCTACCGGGACGTGCTGGAGCGGCAGCTCACGCATGACGGCAGCAAGGAGCTGCGGCGGCACATCGGCAATGCCCGGCGCCGCACGAACCGGTGGGGCTACACGATCGGCAAGGAGCACCGCGAGTCCTCTCGGAAGGTCGACCTCGCGGTGTGCGCGATCGGCGCGCGGATGCTGCGCCGCATGGTGCTGAACAGTCCGGCTTGGGCGAAGCGGAGCAAGGTGCGCGGCAAGGGACGGGTGGTGGTGCTCCGATGACGACGATCGCCCCCGAGCTGCCGCTGACGTTCCTGTCGGAGGACGAGCTGTCGCTGATCACGGCGCTCCGCTCGGACCTTCAGGAGCATCGCTTCAAGCTGGAGCTGCTGGACTCCTATTTCAACGGAGGGCAGCTCATTCGCGACCTGGGCATCTCGATCCCGCCGCAGCTCAAGGGGCTGCACACGGTGATCGGTTGGCCGAGGATCGGTGTGGAGGCGCTGGAGCAGCGTCTCGATCTGGAGGCGTTTCGCTGGGCGGATGGTTCGGACAGCTCGGAGCTGGCGGAGATTGCTGAGGCGAACGATCTCTACGACGAGTCGTCGCTGGCGCATTTGGACGCGCTGACCTATGGCCGCGAGTACGTGAAGGTCGGCTCGTCGGATGGCGATGCCCCGCCGCTGATCACCTACGAGTCCCCCCTCGATATGACGTTGTTCTGGGATGCGCGCCTCCGCGTGGCGACGGCTGCACTGCGGGAGTCCGTCGAGGACGGCGTGCGTGTCGTGACGCTGGATACGCCCTACCAGACGGTCTGGGCGGCCGAGGCGAGCAACGGTGGCTACGAGGTTTTCGACCGGGACCTGCATGGTCTCGGCGTGGTGCCGGTGTTGCGCATGGCGAACCGGCAACGGACGGCCGATCGGATCGGGAAGAGCGAGATCACGCCGGAGGTCATGTCCATCACGGACGCGGCCTGCCGCCGCCTGATGGGTATCGAGGTCGCAGCGGAGTTCTTCGGCGCTCCGGCGCGGTACATCCTCGGCGCGAGCGAGAGCGCATTTCAGGACGCCGAGGGCAACACGAAGAGCGCCTGGGAGACGTACATCGGTCGTGTGCTCGCCCTGGAGCGGGACGAGGACGGCAACGTCCCAACGGTCGGCACCTTCCCCGCTCACGACCCGTCCGGGCAGACGAAGATCATCGACCTGTATGCGCGGATCATGGCGACGCAGCTCGGTCTGCCGCCGCACATGCTGGGCTACACCTCGGACAACCCGGCCTCGGCGGACGCGATCCGCTCGGCCGAGGGGATGCTCGTGAAGAAGGCGGAGCGCCGCATCAGGCGCTTCGGCGCGACGCACCGGGACGCGATGCGTCTCGCCCTGTGGGTGCGGGACGGGGAGCCGCCAGACAAGGCGCGTCGCATCGACACGGTGTGGCGCAACCCTGCGACGCCGACCGTGGCCGCTCAGACGGATGCGGCCGTGAAGATGGTCCAGGCGGGCATCCTCCCGGCGGACGGTGACGTAGTGCTGGAGCTGGCCGGGCTCACCGAGGATCAGCGGCAGCGGGTGCAGGCGGAGCGCCGGCGCTCGGGCGCGGCCGGGACGGGGCAGTCGCTCATGGAC